ATTTCAACCCGTAGGTTAGTCCATATCGTAGAAACCTTTGGCATCTTTGGTGACAAAATGAAAGCGATTGGTTTATGTCTTAATAGGTTTGATGATGATACCAAAACATCTTTCGTTGACCTTTATACCAAAGTTGATGCAGGTGCTTCAGTTGAAGAAATTATGGCACCGGCACCAGAAGTAGTTGAAGAGGCTTCCCGTCCTAATGACACGGTTGCTGCTTCGTATTAGTAGTAGTTCGGCACTTGACCTATCGGCAACGATAGGTCTTTTTTATTATGTTTACCTTGAAAGGGCTTGACAATGTTTAATATTCGTGATATATTTAAGTTTCAAATTGAGAGAAGGATCACCTCTCAACCAGTTTTATTTAAGAGTGATTCATATAATGGAGAAAACAAGATGTCAAAAAGACAATCTAATTCTGTGAAGTCTAAAATCCTTGCGTATCTTTCAAAAGACAGCGCTTACAATACCTTAACTGCTGCTAAAATGCAATCAGTTTTCGGTGTTGCAAACCCATCAGCAACAATCAATGAATTGCGTAACGATGGTCATGCTATCTACTTGAACACACGCATTAACACAAACGGTGATAAAGTTTCATTCTACCGTTTGGGTGCACCTACAAAGCGTATGGTTGCAGCTGGTATCGCCGCTATTCGCAAACAAGGTGAGAGAGCATTTGCCTAAAATAGTTTAGGATCCACAAGAAAGGTGTGATACATATAGGTGTCACACCTTTTTTTTATTATTGAAATGGGCTTATCATGGAAATTCAAGTTAAGATTGAAGAATTAAAAAAGAATAAGTTGTTTGTGGCAACACCAATGTATGGCGGTATGGCACATGGTCTATATGTTAAATCTTGTTTAGACCTTCAAACAACAATGTCAAGATATGGGATTGAAACAAAGTTTTCATTCTTATTCAACGAATCACTAATCACACGAGCAAGAAATTACCTAGTAGATGAATTCTTACGCTCAGGTTTTACACATCTACTATTCATTGATTCAGATATTCATTATTCACCACAAGACATCATCGCTTTAATGGCATTAGATAAAGATGTTATTGGTGGTCCTTACCCTAAAAAATCTATCAATTGGTCCAATGTAGCACAAGCTGCAAGAAACCATCCTGATATGGAACCAAAAGAATTAGAAACATTGGTTGGTGAGTATGTGTTTAATGTTGTAAAAGGTACATCGCAATTTCAAGTGACTGACCCGTTAGAAGTATTAGAAATTGGTACTGGTCATATGATGATTAAACGCCATGTATTTGATAAGATGAAAGAAGCTTATCCATTAATTCAATATAAACCAGACCATGTTGGTCAAGCTAACTTTGATGGTAGTCGTTATATCCATGCCTACTTTGATACTGTGATTGATACGAAAGATTCAATTACTGGTGGTGGTTCAGAACGATACCTATCAGAAGATTATATGTTTTGCCAAATGTGGCGTAAGATTGGTGGTCAAATCTTCTTATGTCCATGGATGAAAACACAACACATTGGCACTTATGCCTTTACCGGAGATATGCCAAAGGTTGCACAATATACAGGTAAGTTATAATGCTTATCGGTGTAGTAGGTTTTATTGGTTCAGGTAAAGGCACCGTTGGTGATTTACTAGAACAAAAAGGTTTTGTCAAAGACAGTTTTGCGAAACCATTGAAAGATGCTTGTGCAGCTATGTTTGGTTGGCCTCGTGATTTACTTGAAGGTGATACCGAGGCATCCAGACAATGGCGGGAACAACCTGATGAATTTTGGAGTGAGAAGATGGGTAAGAAGTTTTCTCCTAGATTGGCACTTCAATTATTAGGAACCGAAGCAGGTCGTAATGTCTTTCATAAAGATATTTGGGTCAATTCATTATTGAAACGAGCAGGTGATAGTAATGTTGTTATCACAGATGTTCGCTTCAAGAATGAGCTTAAGTTTATTCATAAGAATAAAGGTATCATTGTTCGTGTTAAACGAGGGCCTGAACCAGATTGGTATCAAGATGCTATTACATTCAATAAAGGTGACCGATATATTGGATGGGCATTAGCAAAAGAAAGGTTAAAACGAAAGGGTATTCACCAATCAGAAACAGATTGGGTGGGTTCAAAGTTTGATTATGTAATAGAGAACGAAGGCACTTTAGAAGAACTCGGTAATAAAGTAGATGACCTATTGCAATTTATTAAAATATGATGTATAATGATTTTGTTATTATTAGAAAAGGTGAAATTATATGAAATTATCCAACGAAACATTTGCTTTACTCAAGAATTTTGGTGCTATTAATCCTGGCATCCACTTTAGAAAAGGTAAAACTCTCAAAACAGTTTCTTCACATAAGAATATTCTAGCACAAGTAGATATTAGTGAAGAAATTCCTGCCGACTTTGGCGTGTATGACTTAAACAACTTCTTATCTGTGGTATCTCTACACAAAGATGACCCATCATTTGAATTTAGTGATAAACATGTGGTGATTGTTGGTAATGGAGGCCGTAGTAAAATCAAATATCGTTTCTGTGAACCAACGATGCTTGTTACACCACCAGAAAAAGGTATTACATTACCTGAATGTGAAATCTCATTAGAATTATCTGAATCAGATTTTGATTGGATTATGAAGGCAGCTGCAGTATTGACCTCACCACAAATCGCAATTGAATCAGACGGTTCAACCGTAAACATCATTACTTTAGATTCACAAAACGATGCAGCTCATACCGATGCTCTTGAAATTGGTAAAGGTAATGGTAATAAGTATCGTATGATATTTAAGACAGAGAACCTAACTAAACTATTAAATGGTAGTTATGATGTTAAGATTACTTCTCAAGGTATCTCGCACTTCAAACATAAAAACATTCCATTACAATATTGGATTTCAACTGAACAAGGTTCTAAATTTGAGAAAGGCAATTAATCATGGCAGTTAAGATATTTCAAAATGCCTTTGGTGGTAATGCCTCAAACTCTATTGCAATTAACCCAGCTCATGTCATGTCAGTATTTGAATCAATGAGTATTAATCCAGATACTGGTGATGAAGAACGAATGACAAACATTTTTAGTGTTTCAGGTAACACCTGGCAAGTTAAAGATTCATATCTTGATGTGATTGCCAAATTGAATGAAGAATAATTTTATATTTTATATTATGAGGTGTGTGAATGGAACATTTATTATGGACGGAGAAGTATCGTCCTAAAAAGATAGAAGATTGCATATTACCTGAACGGTTAAAGAAACCGTTTCAGGAGTATGTCAATCAAGGTAATATCCCTAATCTTCTACTTGCTGGTGGTGCAGGCGTTGGTAAGACAACTGTAGCTAAGGCGATGTGTGAAGAAATTGGTTGTGATTATATGGTCATTAATGGTTCAGACGAATCAGGTATTGATACATTCAGAACCAAAATCAAAAACTATGCTTCATCTATGTCACTATCTGGTGGCCGTAAAGTTATCATTATAGACGAAGCAGATTATCTCAACCCAAACTCAACTCAACCAGCTCTTCGTAATGCAATTGAAGAATTTGCGGTCAATTGTAGTTTCATCTTTACTTGTAATTACAAAACAAGAATCATTGAACCGCTTCATTCAAGGTGTGCTGTTGTTGATTTTGGTCTAAAGAACGATGAGAAGGCTTCCATGGCATCTCAATTCTTCAAAAGACTTCAAAGTGTATTACAATCTGAAAAGGTTGAATATGATGATAAAGTAATTGCAGAATTGGTCAAGAAACACTTTCCAGATTTTCGTAGAGTATTAAATGAGTTACAAAGATATTCTCAATTTGGTAAGATTGATACAGGTATCCTTGCACAAATAGGTAACATTCAATTACAAGAAATTGTAAAGCATATTAAAGCTAAAGACTTTGGTGCGATTCGTAAATGGGTTGCAACAAGTGATTTAGATGCTAATAGTGTGTTTCGCCAAATCTATGATTCATTATATGACTTTATGAAACCACATTCTATACCACAAGCTGTTTTAATTATCGCAGACTATCAATACAAGAACGCATTTGTAGCTGATACCGAAATCAATTTGGTCGCCTGTTTAACTGAATTGATGGCTAACTGTGAGTATAATTGATTGCGATTTGAAGACGAAGATCCAGCTAGGAGAAACAACCTACCATATCCAATGGATGTTGGTTCTCCAAAGTTTGAATTAGTTCCAGTCAAATCTCAAAAAGACCACATGCTCAATATCGCAAGGTTGAGCGCCCAACAAGAGTATGATAGAATTATGGAATTGGTCAATGTATTAAGGAAGCAAGCTGACCAAATCAAAAAAAGATTAGATTTAACTGATATGATTTATGATGCTCATTATGAGTTTCAAGTAGTTCATGGGCAAACATATTGGTTAATCTATCACAAAAGAACACAAAGAAATATATTAAGTATTAATGGTCCTAAAGATTGGAGTTCTGGACCACCATTTGATTATGAATACATATGTGCTGTTAAGTCACTAGGTGACCACACATGGATAGAAGTTGAAAGTGAGAATGTATGAGTCCGTTTGATTATGTAAATGCTATATTACAGAATAAAAAGAAGCTAATTATTGATGAGTTGACAGAGAAGTCTTATGCGCCATTCTTGGTCAACCGAAGTCTATCTTACCATAAAGATTGTATATTCTATGCAAATGAAATGAATCGTTATCATCAGATTGATAAAAAGCTACAGAATGATTTTTTACTAAATATAGTCAGGTCACAAAAGAGACCATTTGCCAAGTGGGTTAAAGCTGAGAAAAGTGAAGATTTAGAATGTATAAAGCAAATCTTTGGTTTCTCTGAATCAAAGGCTCGTGAAGCCGTCCGCTTACTTAGCAAAGAACAAATCCAAAAATTAAAAGAAGAAACCGACATCGGTGGATTGAGGAAGTAAAATGGTTGATTTGAGTAAGTTCGTTGAAGTAGTCTTCAATGAACCAGATGATTTTCTTAAAGTTCGTGAAACACTAACACGAATTGGAGTATCATCTCGTAAAGAAAAAGTTCTTTACCAGTCTTGTCATATTCTACATAAACAAGGACATTATTACATTGTCCATTTCAAAGAATTGTTTGCCCTAGATGGTAAGCCATCCAATATTTCAGAGAATGACATTCAAAGACGAAATGCTATTGCTAAACTATTGGAAGAATGGGGTCTAATTAAGATATTAAACCCTAAACTGTTGGAAGATAATATTGCACCACTTCATCAAATAAAGATTATCGCTTTCAAAGAAAAAGATGAGTGGGATTTAATTGCAAAATATAATATAGGTAAAAAACCACAAGAATATTAGTCGTCAAAGACTAAATATAACCGTGATGCCTTCGGGGTCACATTTTGAAAACTTGCTTATTTTAAGGAGAAAGCTATGACATTAAGTCGTTTAACACCATTATATCATACAACACTAGGTTTTGAAAACTTCTTTGACGAAGTTGAGAAACTATTAAATTCAGACTTTAAGACCACCACAACCACATTTCCACCACACAATATTCTAAAGCTAGACGATAACCGTTATGTTGTAGAATTAGCTGTGGCAGGCTTCAGTAAAGAAGATATTGATGTTTCTGTAAATGATGGTGAATTGGTCATTAAAGGTAACAAAGAAGACAAAGCCGAAGCAGGCGAATACCTACATAGAGGTATAGGTCTTCGCTCTTTCACCAAGACTTTGCGTATCGCTGATACAGTAGAAGTTAGAGGTGCAGAGTATAAAGATGGTATTCTAAAAATTGGTTTAGAGAATATCATTCCTGACCATAAGAAGCCTCGTAAGATTGAAATTGGTAAAGAATTAAATTTCTATAAACCAGAACTTCTTAACGAACAGGCAGCAGCAGTATAAAGGATGGAGGCTTCGGCCTCCACCTTATTTTTAATAATGAATGGAGTATATTATGTTTGGTTCTGATAAGAACTTTAAGATGCCAAAAACTGTCAAAAGGTTGATGACAAGTTTTGGTGGTAGAACAAGAATTGAATTTAAGCATGCGATGATTAAAGCTATTGTGACCGCAGTAAAAGCACCACCACCTAGACGAGACCGAAACCAAAGAGAAGATAAGGACCAGTAAAATGGATTTGAAACAAAAACTAAGCGCAAACTTTTCATTAAATGAATTGACAAAGAGTGAAACCGCTATTCGCAATGGTTTAGATAATACTCCAACACAAGAAGTTGTGGACAATTTAAGAACATTATGTGAGAATGTTTTACAACCAGTCCGTGAAGGATATGGTGTTGCAGTTAAGGTTAATTCTGGTTATAGAGCACCAGAAGTTAATGCAGCTGTGGGTGGTTCAAGAACATCTGACCATTGTAAAGGTCAGGCAGCAGATATTGAAATTCCAGGTGTACCTAATGCTGAATTAGCAGAATGGATTAAAGATAATTTAGATTTCACACAGCTAATCCTTGAATTCTACACACCAGGCATTCCAGATTCTGGTTGGGTTCATGTATCTTATGATGCTAATAACCTTAAAAAGCAGGCACTTACCGCAGTTAAAGAGAACGGCAAAACAGTTTATAAGCCAGGACTTATTGCCTAATTTGAACAGATAAACAGTAGTAGTAGTTAATGGTTTTCAGTAGTGACTTTTAGCTGAAAGTGTTATAAAATATGGATGTTAGTATA